GTAGATTTAGGATTACATTTAATGACTCGACTACAGTTAATATTACAGAAAACTCTCGCCTTCTTGTGGACGACTTTGTGTATGATGGGGGAGGGAAGACGAAGGGCAAACTTGGACTTCGGGTCGCCCTTGGCACCGTCAGATACGCATCGGGCAAAGTCGCGAAAACAAACCCACGAGGCGTAAACATTCGCACACCAACTGCTACCATTGCAGTTCGTGGCACAGACTTCGTTATGTCGGTTGATGAAGCAGGTCGTTCTACGGTCGTGCTGGTTCCCGAATGCTATAACGAATTAGACATTACAAAACAAACTGCCGAATGTCCAACAGGCATGATCGAAGTTATCACCGCATCTGGTGTAGTTACGTTAAACCAACCATTCCAAGCAACAGTTGTAGAAAACAACTTTGCTCCTCCTGCTCCACCAGTAATCGTTAATCCTTTGATGAAGGCATTGGACAACAACGTTCAACTTGTTTCGCTGGAAACAGATGACGGTCAAAGTTTGCTTCAACTTGCTAGAGATAGTTTAAAGAAATTTACCAATCCTTCTAAAGCAGCATCGGATGACAATAAAGATCCAGATGGTGGCACAAATGATAACGTCGAACAAGTCGCTGCGACAATGCGTCGACCAGCAACACCGCAAGAACTACTAGACGTTTTTGCTGAATTTAATGAAGGCAACATTCCAGCAGAAACTTACTACACTAATGTTTCCCCGATATTCAAAAAGAATGTTCAGGTCGGATGGGTGTATACTCGTTTATCTGAGGACAGACAACAGGCAGTTACTATCTGGTTAGAGAAGGGTAACGAAGCGCAAGTCGTTTCGGTGCAAAATGGACTAGTTGATGTCTATAACTTTATGGATGATAAGTGGACAACATCGGGAACTGGTAGACCACAGGGTAACATTACTGTGATACAAGAATCGGGTGCGAGATGAAAAAACTAATTGCTCTCTTCCTCCTGTTCTTTACGATGCCTGCATTCGCGCAAGTTACGAACTATGGTTTCGAGAATGGTAACTATACTGGTTGGACGGTGAGTAACGGTTCAACTGCCGCAAGAACTTCGTGGAGTGATAGTGGTTCTGGCGCACAAGTTACAACTGGTATGACTAACTACTGTCCAGGTGATGGTAAATGCTGGACTGTTACGCCATATGGTTCATATATGATTTCACTTCAAGCAGGTGGTGGTTCTCCTGGATTTGACGGTGCTATGACTACTTTGGGGTTGACAGGTTCTACAATTACTTCGATTAGAAATACCATCTATGCAAATGGTAATATGAATCCTACGAATGCCACATCTATCAGTAGAACAATATTTCTACAAGCAGGCACGACATACAGTTATGCTTGGCAGTATGTTTCTACCGATTATGTTCCATACAATGATGGTTCTATGATTACATTGACTGGTGGCCCAGGAACCCCAACGATTAATGGACAAACCCAAAACTTTGCGCTTCTTGGATTTACAAACGAAGGCACTGGTAACTATTCAGTTGGATCTTACGGTGCTACTGGTTGGCAAGTCGCCGTATTCACAGTTCCTACTGATGGAAACTATCTGTTAGGATTTGCCTCATTCAATCTAGGTGATACCGCATTGTCGCCAATTCTGTTTATCGATCAGATGCAGGGTACAACTTCACTCAATGGAACAACCTTTGCGCCAGTTCAACCTAATGCTGGTTCTTCTGCGCCTCCACCTCCTGCGCCTGAACCTCCTGCTCCAACATTTCCATTAGCAACAATTAGTGCTAATCAATCATTGAAGATTAATCAAACAAATGCGATTACACAAAACTCCATCTATATCAATGCAACGGGTTCTAACAATTCAGTTTACATTGAACAGTTCTCTAAGCAGAACCAAATCCGTGGTGTCAATGGCGCACAAGCAATGACTATCAATGGTAGTGGCAACAGCGTTACTATCAACCAAGGAACGACAACAACTCCAATTGGTAAGAACTTGGCAGAAGTTTCTGTTACTGGTAACAACAACATCGTATCACTGACACAACAATATGCAGGCAAATACGCCGAGATTGTCACCAATGGTCTTGGCAATCAAATCTCCGCACAACAAAAAGATGCTGGAGGAAAATCGTTGTTTATCAGTGTTTTAGGAAACTCTAATAATATCAGCACCTTACAACAGGGAACTGCTAACCATTTTCTAGATATCAGCGCACCGTTTGGTGGAGTTACTGCATCTGTTACTCAATTGGGTTCTTCTATGAAGCAATTTCAACTTTTACTAAATAGTCCTGGAATTGGTGTAACTGTCACGCAAAATAACTTGACTGCCGCCGACTCTGCGAAAATGGAAATAACATGCACGACTGGACCATGTAATGGATACTCTTATACAAAAAACTAAGAAAGCTCTTCTTTCGCCTTGGTTGGCACTGATTACTTTTGCGTTATTGTTAGTAGTAAAATTATCAAACCCTTACTTGGTTGAATCCGCGAGATTGAAGTTTTATGATTATTTGATGCTCGGTTCACCGACGCAATCTGAACAAATTGTAACCGTCAATATCGGGGAGAAAGCAATTGAGAAATATGGTCAGTGGCCATTTCCACGTGAGGTCCATGCTCAAATTATTAATGACCTTTATAGTCGAGGGGCTGCTCTTGTTGGCAGCACTATACTTTATTCTGAGTCTGATCGGATGGGGACTGATCGAGTTCTTGCGGATACCCTAAGTCAGTATCCAGTAGTCCTGAGTCAGACTGTTTCCGCTGACTGTATTGCTGGATCGATATCTGGCCAAGGTTCACCTCAGGCAAGTGCGACAATTCGGAGAACAGGCGTTGCCGTAATCGGCGATGGAGAAGCAACTGAATTTCTTCCTCAATATCCATGCGTTCTAAGTAATATCGCACCTCTTCAAGAAGCCGCAGTCGGTGTTGGGATAACGTCAACCCTACCCGAGCCTGATGGGGTTGTAAGGCGAGTTCCTCTTCTATCTGGGTCATCAGGCGAATACTATCCCGCATTTGCGATAGAGATGCTGCGTGTAGCTGCAGGAGACTCTTCGTATCAAGCCAAGATAAATCAGACTGGGGTTGAAGCATTACGAATTCCTTCTTTTGAAACAATTAAAACAGACGAATATGGTAGAGTATTTGTTAATCCCAATTACGTATTTCCATCTGTTGAAGTAGGTGACGATATTCCTCGTCTTGATGGGAAAATTGTAATTGTTGGCGTAACTGCTGCTGGTATAGCGAACCCTGTAGCGACTCCTTCAGGTGCCCAACATCCCCATCAGTTACAGGCCAGTCTACTAGAAACTCTCCTGAATGGTGACTCTGTGTCGATTCCGAATTGGTCAGAAATTGCGGATCTTGCGGCTTTTCTGGGTCTTGCTCTGGCATTGATTGTTCTTTCTCGTTTTAGATTCTCAATAGTATATATTGTAATTCTACTGGGCGGATATCTATACTTACCGACATATTTATTTCAAACGCAGAATATTCTATTCGATGTTTCGTTTAATTTGTTTGCCATTGCATTAATCTATATGCATATCTACACTGCTAAGTTTATCAGTGAGTTCCTACAGAAACAACAGATTAAGAAACAGTTTGGCACATATCTGAGTCCAGATCTGGTTGCGAGATTGCAAAGACAACCAGACCTCTTGAAACTCGGCGGAGAATCAAGAGAGCTTTCGATTATGTTCACTGACGTTCGAGGCTTTACTACAATTTCTGAACACTACGGAGAAGATGTCCAAGGTCTAACGTCAATCATGAATCGTTACATGACGGTTATGACAAAAGCAATTCTTGAAAATAACGGCACACTGGATAAGTATATCGGTGATGCACAGATGGCATTCTGGAATGCGCCTCTTGATAACAATAAACATGCGTTGGATGCAGTTCAAACGGCCTTCCAGATGCTAAAAGATTTGGAGACTTTCAATGAAGAAGTTCAAAGAGAAGGCATTCCCGCTTTTGGGATGGGTCTTGGTATTAACACTGCCACTGTGGTTGTTGGTAATATGGGCAGCACTCAGCGTTTTGACTATACTTGCTTGGGGGATGGCGTTAATCTGGCTGCTCGTCTGGAAGGTCAAACCAAGTCTTATGGCGTCAAACTCATCGTCGGACCACAAACGGCCGAACTGGTTAGGGATGTATACCAAGTAGTTGAACTTGATTTGATTGCAGTTAAAGGTAAGACCCTGCCAGCTAAGATTTTTACAGTTTTGGAAACCTTTGACCATCCAGGCGAGAAACAACATGAGAAGTTCCTTACATTTTATCGCGAAGGTAATTGGGAAGTTGCCAAAAAATTTGCCAGCGACTTAAAGAAGTGCTGGCAAGGTAATCTATCTGATTATTACGACTCGATGATTAGCCGTATTGAAGAGTTTCAGGTATCACCTCCGAAAGATTGGGACGGCGTGTATCGGGCGACTTCGAAGTAACTTCTTGTTCGAATAGTTCCTTCTCCATCTGACGGAAGTGTTGCTCTAGTTCTTCGGGGTTCATTATGCAACCTTCCTTTTATATGCCACACGGCCTTCAAGATACTCTTCAAAAGACGAATATGTAGGAATACCATTCGCTTCGAGTTCAAAATTAATTTCGAGAAACTCGGCATGTTCATACTGCCAGCCGTTCCATGCAACACCCAACTCTTTAAGTAGGATTTCTTCATTTCTAGATATTTCAAGAATCATCACACACCTCATTGTTTACATTATAGTTATAGACGATTCGCTACCAAAAGTCAAGCGGTTTTTTCTATTGACATTAAAACAAATATGTTGTATTGTGAAAGTCATAAGGAGATTGTTATGACTATGCATTTGTTGGGTCCAGCTTACACTACGACAAATACTAAAAAGCGCAAAACTACAAACAAAGGCGTGACTAGTAGATATGCGCAAGATTGGGTAGATTACAATAAGCAGATGAAACGCCTTGGTTCTTCGACTAAGACCTTTGACGAGTATGTGCAATATCGGCAAGGTAGATTTAAACCTAACTTGCGTGGCACACCTCTACCTAAATATGAAGTCAGTGACCATCGACAAAAATATCCTTCTGGAGATGGTATTGGTGTAAACTATACTCGTAAAGAAAAAGTCTATACGGGCACACTTATTAAGGGTATCAGCGTTCTACATAAGAGTAATGCTGTACCTGTTATCAATGACGAACAAATTTTGGAGATTGCGAAAATGCGCCGTGGTTAATTTTGATGTTGTAATGAATTGGATGGAATACATCCGTAATAATCCAGAGAATGCATACAGATTCTCTGAGAACTTTTGGCCAAGTCAGATAGAGAGTAAGAAATGGTTACTGGAACATGTAACTCCTCTTGATAGATCTATCGTAATTTTTGGTGGATGGTATGGAGTTCTTGCGCAGTTTATTGCCCACAAGTTTCCTGATGCACGAATACTAACTACTGACATGGACTCTGAATGTAAGAAGGTGTTTGCTGCTATCGATGAGTATTATCACGATATCACATTTCGTCAGCACAACATGCAAAATGGTATGCCACTCAATCATCCACACCCTGATCTAGTTATCAACACCAGTTCCGAGCATGTGACGCAAGAAGTTTATGATGCTTGGTGGAACTCTATTCCTAGTGGTACTAAATATATCGTCCAAGGAAATAATCTAGTTAATCCTGAGCATGTTCGTCTTGCTGATGATCTAGCACATTTTTTGACAATCAACAATATCAAAGAACCACAGTATGCAGGAATGTTGAAATGTGGACATTTTTATAGATACATGGCAGTGGGTTATAAATGAATAGAGACTTTGAACAATTTATCAACTAATCGGAACCACCATGTTCGAAAATAATAAAAGTATGTGCGCAATACCTTTTGTAAGCACAATGATTAACACAGACACTACTGTGCGGTATTGTTGTATGGTCAAAGGTCGTGCAAATGTTGTTTCAAAAGATACAGGTGAGGCATATACATGTCGAGATAATTTTATTGAAGATGCTTGGAACTCAGAAAGTATTCGAGATATTCGAAGAAAAATGATTAATGCTGAATCTATTCCTGGATGTGCAGTTTGTTATCAGCAAGAAGACGATAATAAGATGAGTAATCGCCAGCATAGTTTGCGGGAATGGTCACAACGTCTTGGCACAGAAGAACTGAAGCAGATTATTGAATCTGCAGGAGAAGCAGATGGGTTTGTTGAAACTGCTCCCGTATATCTCGACCTGCGTTTAGGTAATTTGTGTAATTTAAAGTGTAGAATGTGTAACCCCTGGAATAGCAGTCAGATCGTAAAAGAGCATACTGATTTAGTTACTCGCCGACCCGATTATGCTGATGTGTGGCAAAAGACCTTTGGTAAATTCCCAGAAAAAGTTATGGAGGACCAACCTTGGTTTGATCACAATATTCTTTGGGATCAAGTTATTTCGCTGATTCCAACATTGAAAAAAGTTTACATGACAGGTGGCGAACCCACTCTAATTAAAAATAACTATAAGTTTATGGAAGAGTGCATTCGTCAGGGTCGCAGAGATATAACTCTATTCTTTAATACTAATTGCACAAATATTAATCCAAAGTTCTTTGAACTAATCTCACAATTTGATGCCGTTAATATTAATGCCAGCATTGATGGTATTGGGGCAGTGACCGAGTATATTAGAGCGCCAAGTAAATGGTCGCAAGTTTCTAAGAATATTGAAAAATTTGCACAAATGTCAAATGTTCATCTTGGTATCACGCCAACAATTCAAGTATACAATGCATTTGATGTTGTAAATATCCTTACTTGGGTAGACGATTTACGTGAGAAATATTCTAAGGATATTTTTATTGATTTTCTAATCAACCATCACCCGGTGCATCTAAGCGCATTAATCTTACCCGACGATTTACGCAAAGAAGCTGTGGAACTCATTGAAGATTATTGTGAAGTAAATACCATTCAGAATGAAATGACTAAAAATTCTCTTCAAGGCATCGTAGGGTTTTTTAAGAATTCTCGTCTTAAAGATTGGGAAATTATGGTAAATAGATTTCGTATATATACTAACGCACTTGATGAAGAGCGCAAAGAAAGTATATCAGTTTTAGATACACGTTTGGCAAAATTATATGATTGATAATAAAAATTTCTGTATCCAGCCATGGATACATCTTGCAAGTTGGAATGACGGCAAGGTTCCACTTTGCTGTGTTGCTTCACCTGAGGCAAATTTAAACTTCAATGACTCAACTCCCCAAGAAATTTGGAACAGTGAGCAGTTTAAACGGGCAAGACTGAAGTTTATCAACGGAGAACAACCTCCTCAATGCAATGCTTGTTGGAAAGAAGAAGCAAGTGGAATCAAGAGTCACCGTGTAATCGAGAATGATATGTGGAAGCGCAAGTTGGGCGCAGAAAAAATTAATCGCATAATCTCTCTTACAAATCCAGATGGTAGCGTAGACTTTAACCCAATTACTTTGGATTTGCGCATTGGTAATACATGCAATCTTCAATGTGTTATGTGTCGTCCTCGTGATAGCAGTAAGTGGTTGAATGATAGTAAGAAACTTGCACAAACCCTGACTAGTCCTGGTGCAAAAAGTGATTGGGATTTTAAATCAAAAAGTATTGCTAATACCGATTGTTTTGACTGGTTTGAGAAACTAGAAACCCAAGACGCACTAGATGAGTTTATGGGTGATATTCGCCACATTATTTTTGGTGGGGGAGAACCTCTACTAATCAAGGGGCATGAACGTTTCATCACAAAACTTGTAGAAAGCGGTCATAGTAAGAATATTGAACTGCGCTATCATACAAACGGAACTCAACTAAGCGAAAAGTTTATTGATCTCTGGAGTCAATTCAAATTAGTTGAATTGATGGTAAGTCTTGATGATTGGGGATCTAGAAACGAGTTTGTTCGTTGGCCAGCATCATGGGAAGTAATCTCAAAGAATCTTGATCGGTTAGACGAAACGGCAGATAATATCGTTGTTAATATTCTTGCTACTGTTCACGCAATGAACATCTACAATCTACCTGATTTTGCACAAGCAATTATAGATCGTAAATGGAAAAAAATCTGCAAACGCAACGAGGGACTATTTTCCGTAGGTACTACTCATTGGCCCCAATATCTTAGCACAACAGTTTTACCGCGGAACGTTAAAGAGATTATTAACAAGAGGTGGGAAGAATATCCTGATCTGGTTAATCATCCGCGATGGATTAATAGAATTAAATATCAGTTTGAATATATGACCAGTAGAGATGATTCCGACAAGTTCCCCGATTTGATGAATTACATCGATACACTAGAACTGATGCGTCCGATTAAATTTTCAGAAGTATATGGTGATTACTACAAATTATTGAAAGGTATTTAATATGGCAACACTCTTGAGACTGGTTTTCCTAGATGATTGTGGTAAAGAACACGAATTGCATTTTGCATTGTATCCCACGGATCTTGTTAATCGATGGGTCGAGATTACAAAGAAAAACCAACAAACTCCTGATTCTTACATTAATACTCGATTCACTAATCTCTCCTATAGTCAGATTTCTAAAGTTAGAACTAGACTGACTGATTGTCTCAACAGAATTAATTCTGTTTACGATGAACCGCTACCATTGTATGAAGAAATCGAAGAACTTACTACACCTGAACTCAATTATTTGCATGAAGAGTTTGAGCGGTATGGCGATAGATTTGAGGATTTGATGCAAACGGCCAATTGGTGGTCGCAAGAGTTGCACGAAGACTTTTTGGAACTGAACGAACTTATCCACCTTCATGAAGATTTGCTATACATCAAGAAGGGCGACTTTCCGAATATGGCACTTCTTTATGATTATTATCCACAAGGATTGCATCTTCCTATCCTCGAGCGCGATAAACTATGGTTAACACCAACGCTACAGTGGGGAGAAGTTTATCTTGGTTATAACACCCTTGGTAAAGATTGGATGAAGGTTGTCGCCGACAAAGACTTAGAAGTAATCGAACGTGAACAAGTAAGACCCCAGGAAAGATTCGCAGCAGAAACTTGGATTAATTTTGGTCCAGATAGTGATGGTTGGGAAATAAGACAACTGGAAAAGATGTATTCTGAGTTACCAGAGAATCTACAAAAGAAAGTTCCCATTGACGATCTGAATAAACTGACTTATGGTAGATTTAAACTTGGAAAAATTATAATCGATGAATATTTTATATCTCGCTACGGCGGAACAATTGCGGATTACAGTGTAAAAGCAGGAAGCGTAAAGCGACATTGGGATGAACATGTGTTTAGCACTTTCGTAGAACTAAAAGAAATTGAATTTTTATGATGGATAAGAAATTAATAAAAATACAGCAAACAGAAAATGTAATGTTGCTTACGTGGATTATTAATAATATTTGTAATAATCGTTGCGCGTATTGTCCACCAATATTGAATTCTGGTAAGAATCACCACTATGAATGGGAGCGTGCAAAAGAATTTATCTATCGACTCATTGACCACTACCCAAAGATACATTGCACTATCAGCGGCGGTGAACCGACACTGAGTCCGTTCTTTAAAGAATTGGTAGACATTTTCTATACGAGTAAGAATAATACTATTGGTTTAACTACAAATGGTGTAAAACCTATAAAATATTGGGAAAAAATTGCCCAAAAATTTAGTTATATATGCTTTAGTTATCATCCAAGTTATGAAGACCCAGAATTTTTAGAGAAGGTAAAGGTTGCATCAAAGCAAACTTTAGTAACTGTTAGAATCATGATGGATTCTAGATATTGGGACAAAGCATATGAAATGTATCAACGTTGTTGTGAAATTCCTGAGATTGCAGTAGAAGCAGTAAGAGTTCTTCCTGAACAAGCGAGAGCAACAAACGTTGGAGAAACCTATACGCCCGAGCAGGAAAGTATTCTAATGTCAATTCCAAGAAAAGAAATGAATTATGATCCGTCGATTGTAAATCCAAACTTCAAATACTCGTCCATGATGTCTGACTTTTATTTCGACGATGGTTCGGTAGAATATAATGGACAGTCAAATAAATATATTACTGAAGGTGATAATAAGTTTGCTGGATGGTATTGTGCAGCAGGATTGGAAAGTTTGTTTGTCTCTTGGTCTGGACATGTCCAGGTTGCGAATTGTCTTCAGGGCGGATATATGTTTCATATCAACGACCATGCGGATTACCAACTTCCAACCAAGGGAGTTATTTGTAACCAGAAACTTTGCTTTTGTGGAACAGATTTTATGATAAGCAAAGAAAAGATATAATTGTGTCTAACACAGAACTGATCAACTTTCTTACAGAAAACAAAAAGAAGCAATGGAATTATCCCAATACGTTTCCGAATAATCTGTGGGAAACAGATTGGCCCTGGTCGCAAGTAAACGCAACAGGAACTCATAACTACAATGAAATTATAGCAGAGTTATCTGCTGTTAGCGAACTTTTTGTAGAACACAGAGCAAAAGATAAAATTGAAAGTTATGGTCACGAGGGTTGGTACTCGCTAACGGTGCACGGTATCGATTACGACAAAACTGAAAATTATGATCGGTATGGATTTAGCAGCGAAGAAGAAGCAAACTATAAATGGACTTCTGTCTGTGAGAAATTACCATTGACAAAAAACCTAATTGATTCGCTACCATTTAAAGATTACGGTAGAATTCGTATCATGAGAATGAGTCCTCAGGGATATATTATGCCACATACAGATGGTATCGGAAGAATCTTCGGACCTTTTAATTTTGCGATTAATAACCCAGAAGGTTGTGAGTTTGTGATAGAAGGACATGGCGTTGTTCCGTTTAAGCAAGGTTCTGGTTTTTTACTTGACATTGGTAAGAAACACGCTGTTATCAACGATAGCGACGAATATCGTTACCATATTATTATTCATGGTAAACTTACTACAAATCCCGCTGAACTTTTACGAGAAATACTATGAATATCGTGCAAGGTAATTTTGTCAACGATGTAGATTTAGCAATTTGCATTTTTCCGACTGAGACGATTAAAAATAAAGAACTTGCAAAAAGAATGGTTGAGTATACTAAGTTTTATGCGCTCAGGTTTAACCAACTGGCGCGGCGCGAAAATACATTATCAATTTTAGAATGTGATAGTATCGATGATGGTATGTCAAAGTATCACGGAACTTACAAGAATATCTTGTTTATGGCAGCGGGTGTTCGCATCTATGACATGTCTATCCTCTTTGAGATCAGAGAAGAAATACTTTCCAGTCCCAACTACATGGCGTTCGGGCACATCTTAGAATGGAAAGAAGATTGGTACGAGCTACATCATCAGTTTGTGTTAGTTAATAGCCGCAACTGGATTAAATGTGGTAAACCAAGTTATGGTGCATGGGAACAGAAAATTGAAGAACTGCCGGTTGTAGAAAGAAGCGAAGAAAATTTCCATGACGATTATACACCGTTGTGGATTCGCTATACTGGTGAATATAAACCGCAGAAGCATACCAAGCAGGGATGGAATTACTTTAATGCTTCTAGTCGTGGTAATTGTGAAATCGGTAATTGGAATGACACGATACGATCCAAGCGGACATATTATTACCCAGAGAATAACGGCAATGAACTATTACAATCACTAAAAGAATTACGAAATTGTGGAGTTACCAATCCCAATCAAATTCGTTTTATTAATACTCTTCGAAACTTTTCTGATCAAATTTGGGTTCTTAATAGTGAAGAAATAAAAATTGATTTTAATAATAAGCAATATTCTTTCGCTGCGTTTCCCGCCGCTGGGTTCAAGTTTTTAGAAATTTTACATCGGGGTAAACTGAAGCAGGATGGTAAAATTGTGATATATGACTTCAATCCAAAAAGTATTCAGTGGATTGAAACTCTAATGCACAGTAATAAAAATCCATTGCAATTAATGCAGGAGTATCCACATAAAAAAACATTTAAATGTCTCGGTGGACAGGTTTTTACGGAATCAGGAGAATTCACTAAAGATTTTCTGGAGAGTTATCAGCGAACTGTTTCGTATTTCGGCGGAGAAGAAAACTTTAATAAATTGATTGAAGAATTTAGAAAAAGTAATGTTGTTTTTGTTCAATGTGATTTATTCAATTCTCCCGAAACTCTTTGTTCACATCTATCTGAAAATGGATTAATTAACATCTCTAATATATTTTGCACTGATTTCAGCAATGGATACTATGGTCTAAAAGAAACACAAGCTAGGTATAAAAGTTTTATTAAATTGTTACCAGAAAAAACTCGGGTCATAGGTTTTGGAGCAAACTGCGAGACATTGAATTGAGATAATTTCTATTGCTACACACTTATACTTTACGGAGTTACTTTATGTTAAAATGGCTGATAAAAAAAATTAATTCATATTTTGCTAGAAGAAAGCATCTAAAACGAATTAAAGAATTACGTAAAATGGATCCGTTCATCTATGATTGAATGGGGTATATCCGCAGCAGCACATGATGCATCTTTGACAGTAGTTGATGGAAGTGAAATTTTATTTGCTTCTCATGCTGAACGGTATTCGGGTATCAAAAATGACAAAGACTTGAATGTAGATTTAATTCGCGCGGCATTGATGTTTGGTAAACCAGAAAAAATTCACTGGTATGAAAAACCTAAACTTAGAGCTATGAGACGATTGCTTGCGGGTCAGGGCATGGTTAGATTTAGCGTTAGACAATATCTTGCTGCTTTCGGACTAAAAGATATTCCGGTAGAATTTGCATTTCATCATGAATCACATGCCGCGGCTGGCTTCTATACTTCGCCGTATGATAATGCAACCGCTCTTGTTATTGATGCTATCGGTGAATTCGATACTGCGTCAATCTGGAAATGCTCTGGTAGTAAACTCAAAAAGAAATGGTCTATGGACTATCCTAAGTCTTTGGGTCTGTTCTATTCTGCTATGACAGATAGAATTGGGTTAAAGCCCAATGAAGACGAATATATCTTAATGGGAATGGTAGCATATGGTGATCCTGGAAAGTATTATGATGAAGTAAAAAATCTTTGGAAATCTGAGAACCTGCATCGTGGATGTCGCTGGTGGAGGCCAGATGACGGAGACCTGGACATTTATAGTGTCGCTGCGGCAACTCAAAAAGTCTATGAAGAAGAATTCGAAAAACTTCTGATACGAGCAAAAATGAAAGATGCCGCACAAGATAATCTTGTTCTTATGGGTGGCTGTGCGTTAAACTGTTCTGCAAATCATCTTGCTAGAAAATACTTCAAGAACGTTTGGATTATGCCAAATCCGGGTGATGCAGGAAGTTCCTTGGGTGCGATTGCAGCTAACAACAGACAAAAATTGAAATGGAAGGGTCCATATCTCGGCGCAGATATGGGAGGAGAATATCCGGTAGAAAAACTCTTGACAGAATTGCATAAGACTGGTATAGTAGGTGTTGCAAATGGTCAAGCAGAATTCGGCCCTAGAGCATTAGGTAATCGCAGCCTTCTAGCTGATCCAAGAGGTCATGACATTAAGGATAAAGTAAATGCTATTAAAAAGCGTCAAAAATTTCGCCCATTTGCTCCAGTCATTCTGGCAGGACGTGCGCGAGACTACTTTGAAATGTCATGGGAAGACTCCCCTTATATGCAATATACTTCAAGATGTAAATATCCTGATCAGTTTCCTGCTATTGTTCATGCTGATGGGACATCTCGCGTCCAAACTGTGACAAAAGAGCAACACCCGGGACTATATGCCCTTCTTAGTAGGTGGTATGAAGAAACTGGTTGTCCAATGCTATTGAATACAAGTCTCAATATCAAGGGTATGCCGATGGTGAATAACTTTAAAGATGCTGATGATTTTGAAGCGAAATATGGCGTGAAAGTCTTTTCATAATAAATATTAACATGACTAATAATATTCTAAAGTTTCCAGACAAGTTTCGTAAGGAACCTAGACGCTATCGCATACCGTTGTATACGGATGCCGATATTGAGATTGTTTTATTTTGCGTAAATGCTTTCGGAGTTACACCAGAAAGAAACATGATGGACGATTTATTAGAAATGGACCCAATTGAAGTTATAGAATGTCTTGACATTGCGAGGGAATCTGATATAATATCAAGTGTAGCAAAAGAGCATATACGCTGCATACGTGAATCTATTGAAGAAAGTTAATATATCATGAATATCTTTTATTTGGACCGTGACGTTTCCAAGTGCGCTGAATATCATAATGACAAGCATGTTGTCAAGATGATTATAGAATATGCACAACTGTTATCTACCGCTCACCGTGTAATTGACGGTGAACAATATCTGGACAAGACTGCTAATGGCCGTTCAATCAAGAGATGGCGAATGGAAGACAATACGCTAGAAACCGTTCTCTACAAAGCCACACATATCAATCATCCGAGTGCTGTCTGGGTTCGCCAGTCTAACAATAATTATACTTGGCTTATGTGTCTATTCCAATCCCTGCTTACAGAATACACTCATCGCTATGGCAGAATTCATGCCACTGACCGACTAGTTTATTTTCTTCGCAAGCCGCCCAGAAATATTCCTGTAAGTCATTTAACACAACCGACACCTGCTATGCCAGATGAATATAAAGTATCGGGCGACTCCTTACAGTCATATCGTAACTATTATATCGGTGCGAAAAAAACTATGGCAAAATGGAAAAATCGTGATATTCCTAGCTGGTGGAAAGACGCAACACAATAAATAACTACATGAAGACAGTTATACCGATCTCACCTCCTCCAGCTATCGTGCCTCCCTTGGCACTCGGCGACTCTGCAATAGCAGGGTCGCCTTTTTTGTATCAACTCAAACCCCCTAAAGGACTGTCATGGCAAGAAAAAAACAAATCCCATTACAAGTTGTCTCAAATAACGATGCTCCTGTAACCTTAGAGAAGAGTAAGCTATGCAAAGTAAAATACGAAGACCTAAAAAATATTCAACCAAAAAACTTTAATCAGAGACGATTTTTTGAACTTTACGACCAACAGTCCCCAGCAATTTTATTACACGGTGTAGCAGGAACAGGGAAAACCTACATCGCGCTTTTTAAGGCACTAGAAGAAGCACTAGATCCAGAAACAGTATTTGAGCGAGTAGTAATAGTCCGCTCTGCTGTTCCATCAAGAGAAATTGGTCACCTACCGGGTGATGAAAAAGAAAAGACAGAAGTTTATCAGTTACCTTATGTAGAAATCTGCGAGGATTTGTTTAATCATATCCAGCCATTTCAGCGATTGCAAGAACAAAAGTCGGTGAACTTTATGATCACCTCGTTTGTTCGTGGTATCACTCTAGATAATTCCATCGTCATTGTTGATGAATGTCAGAATATGACGGATATGGAACTCAATTCGATTATGACCCGAATTGGCAGAAACTCAAAGATCATCTTTTGCGGAGATTTCCGTCAAACTGATTTATATAAAAAGAACGATATGTCGGGACTTCAAAAGTTTATCGCTATCGCAGAACTAATGCCTTCGTTCAAAACACTAGAGTTTACTGTTCATGATATAGTAAGGTCCAAATTGGTTAAGGAATATATTCTAGCCAGACTAGAATATGAGGAGAGATACGCATAAAAGACTTGACAAACTATGAGAATCATGTTATAAGAGTATATGTTCAAAACAATCTATGATTATACTGATTTCGCCCAAGATGAAACAAGAGAAGATGGTAGCAGAGTTTACGTCAATGCCGCAGGTGTTGGATATCCCTCTGCTACCACCGTTCTAGGGGTCTTAAACAAAGACTCAATCAACAAGTGGCGTGAGCGTGTCGGGGAAGAAGAAGCCAATCGTATTTCTAAGCAGGCTTCTACTCGTGGTACTAAAATCCACACACTTACCGAAGCATATCTAAAGAATGAAGAAGTTGATTTTGATGGTGTAAAAGCGTCCTTGCTCGACAGGGAAATGTTCACTAAGTTTAAGTCAATTCTTGAGCCTATCGATAACATTCATTGCCAAGAGCTGGCATTATACAGCGACTTCTTACGTATGGCTGGTCGTGTTGACTGTATCGGTGAATACAACGGTACTCGGGCTGTAATCGACTTTAAGACTTCCAATCGGCCCAAGAAGAAGGAATATATCAGTTCCTACTTTATGCAGACCGCTGCATATGCAATCATGTATGAAGAACGGACTGGTATTCCTGTTCCCTATCTCATCATCTTGATTGCCGTAGACGGTGACGAGCCTCAGGTGTTCATAGAAAAGCGTGACAACTGGGCTAAAAAACTTATTGAAACTCGCGATTTGTTTGAAAAAGGTATTGACAAATAAGGACTTATGTCTTATATATAGATTATCAGTTGTTGACAATCAACAATAAAGGCGGAAAGACCGGGGTTCGACTCCCCGCACCTCCACCATCTATCAAGTGTTTAGTTTGCTTGGCACGGGAATTGCGTATGTAATTCGGCACTTGGTAGTTGATGGGGGTGACCTGGATATCGATTTTCGTGTAATAGGGCGGTTCGAGACTGATTGCTTGGCAAAGTGCCACAAAACGTAAATGCAAACGATAACGTTGCCTTTGCAGGATATGCGCTAGCCGCATAATCTCATTGGGTTTTTGATAGTTTTCCCTCGAAACAGAATAAAACTATTACCTGTTCTGTATATACGATGAAATGAGTGATGTAAGAACCTATGAATGCTAAATAGTTGTATGACCCATTAATGGGTCATTTTTTGTCTTCGGACAATCAGTGTGGGGAGTCACTGGTTAATACCCTCTCAAGTATAACAAAAAAATGGAAATAAGATGACTTCCTTTAATAAGAAGTTTTTCAAGTTTCTTTCGATTATTACACTATTAAGTTATAGTTTATATGGAATTAATTCATATGCTGAAACTGCCATCGAAAGAGAAGCAAGGGAATATTCCCTCGGCGTCGGAGAAGTAATTCAGGACATCAAAGAAGATGCCCAAGAACAACAACGTAAAGTAACACAACAAAGAATCCAGACACAAAATATTCGTCTGGCAAATAACAGAGAATTGAAGTGTCTCGCAGACAATATCTATTATGAGGCTGGTAACCAGTCTACTCAAGGCAAATTGGCCGTTGCTGCTGTCACTATCAATCGGGTAAATAGCCCCAAGTTTCCTAAATCCGTATGCTCCGTTGTATACCAGAGAACAAAACGTGTGTGTCAGTTCTCATGGGTATGCGAAGGAAAGAAGAGTGTCCGCAGTGCGCAACAATATGCTGAGTCAAAGAAAGTTGCTGAGAAGGTATTGTTCGCTGGGGCTAATCATGGCGTATTAGGAAAAAATGTTCTATTCTATCATGCCGACTATGTAAGTCCAGGTTGGAATCTTCGTAGAGTAGCTAAAATTGGTGATCATATATTTTATGCAGGATAAAGAATGGGTAAGAGAAGTAACTTTGAACATCGTAAGAACGACTTCTATCCGACTCCGTTGGATGCAGTAAAGCCTCTCTTACCCTTTCTTCCCTCGGAGTTTACCTTCGCTGAGCCTTGTGCCGGCGACGGTAGACTCTGTAGGCATATCGACACCTTAACAGACAGTAATGCAGTAGCTACTTTGGTTTCTGATCTCGATCCCAAAGACACTTTTATTGAAAAATATGATGCATTAACTGTTGACATTCCCGCAAATACCGAGTATATTATAACTAATCCCCCTTGGTCTAGATGGATACTACATCCATTGATTGATAGGTTTGCTAGTATTCGTCCTACGTGGCTTCTCTTTGATGCTGATTGGATGCATACTAAACAAGCAATACCCTATCTACAATATTGTAGTAAGGTTGTGGCCATAGGTAGAGTAAAGTGGATTGAAGATAGTAAGTTTACTGGCAAGGACAATGCTTGTTGGTATCTTTTTGATAAAAATGAAATGAGTGGAACACAATTTTATGGTCGAGGATTTTCAAGTGGTAGATGAAGTCAGCAACGAATTTCTGATTACGAAGAAGTTTAGAACTTCTACTGAGTTTTCTCAATTTATTGAGAAGCAAGCATCGACAACAGGTCTACCGTGTATGGACTTGCTAGTTGATTATTGCGTAAAGAATGATATAGAAATGGAATCAGCATCTGTTCTGTTAACTACTTCACTCAAAGAAAAGATTCGTGCGGAAGCAGAAGAACTAAATATGTTGAAGCGCAAGGATGGAAAGCTACCCTTCTAATGGATTCTTTCGAAGTTTATCGTGTCTACATGTCACTCAAACTTCATTTTACTTCTGATGATTACGATATCACAAAAACGAAATCGGGCGTTAGATGTAAGAGAGAAACATTCCTTAAACGTAAGGATGTTCTGTTGTTTCGCAAGTTAGCCAAACGATTTACCTTTACTGAGATGGTAGATTATTTCGTTGCTAACTTTGTCAATGGACATAACGGTCTTTTCGATGCCGAAAGCGATAACGTGTATCGGGACTGGAAGGCTAGAAAAGAGAAGTTGACATATCTGTTCACACAAGACATCTCTACTCTGATATTAGAGGCTGAAAAAGTAAATGTTGATCCATTGATTAGTGATGGTCAACATCCCTTAGCATTAAAACTATACCTTGGTAAAAAAATTAGTCTTGAAACCCTAATTATTCTTGACAAATTGTTCAATTTTGTGTATAGTAATAATACTGTGTTAGCAAATGATTTTATATGGAAAGATGTATCTCGTTTGATAACAAAGTATCGTGTCTTTGTTAAGTTTGACAAAGACAAATTCTCTCAACTATGGATCAAGGAGAAAGGCCAAGTGGTCTATTAAATGAGTCATTCTAAGCGTAGAGACTTCGATTACGAACCTCGTGTCAAAGAAGTTCGTAAAGGTGTGGACAAATCCAACAAGCACCGCAAAAACCCGTATAAATACTCTGGTAGTCAAGAAGAAGATTTTGACGACTACGATGATTATGATACACAACGCAAATATTAACGCAATACAACGCAATACAGCGCAAAATAAGGAATACAAATATGTCTTTTAATTCTCTCTCGGAACTCCGTAAGAACCGTGGCAACTTCGACTCACTTATGAAAGAAGTCGAAAAGATTGCAAATCCCACAAACGAAAAGCGCGGCGACGATGATCGCCTCTGGAAGCCTTCTGTAGATAAGGCTGGCAATGGTCAGGCTGTTCTTCGTTTTCTTCCTGCTCCTCCAGGCGAAGAACTTCCTTGGGTTCGTGTGTATGATCACGGCTTCCAGGGCCCGACTGGTAAGTGGTATATCGAAAATTCGTTGACCACTATTAACAAGCCAGACCCTCTTGGCGAACTCAATTCAGAACTCTGGAATTCGGGTGTCGAAGCCAACAAGGAAATCGCTCGTAAGCAGAAGCGCCGCTTGTCGTATATCTCTAACGTTCTTGTGATCAAGGATCCCGCTAATCCTGAAAACGAGGGTAAGGTCTTTCTCTATAAGTTTGGTAAGAAGATTTTTGACAAGATCAAGGACGTAATGCAGCCTACCTTTGAAGATGAAAAGCCGGTTAATCCGTTTGATCTTTGGGAAGGCGCTAACTTCAAGCTCCGTATTCGTCAGGTAGAAGGCTATCGTAACTACGATAAGTCAGAATTTGATGGTAATACGCCACTTGATGAAAATGAGGATAAGCTGGAAGCAGTCTGGAAGCAGACGCATTCACTTGCTGCCTTTCTCGATCCTTCGAACTTCAAGTCTTATGACGAACTCAAAGCCAAGCTGAATACTGTTCTAGGTAGTGGTACCCGTGTGCCCACCGCAGAGAAGGTAAATCCGCTTGATGCAGAAGATGAACTCTTCGTTGAAACCAAGATGAAGACGGCTGCTAAGGCAACCGAAGAAACTCCGCCTTGGAATGATGAAAAGAGTGATGATAATATGAGTTACTTCGCAAGTCTTGCGGACGACTAAAAGAGAAAGGGGCGCTCTAAGCGCCCCTTTTTTATGCCATTGCTCGTTTTAGAGCAAATCTCATCCAACTACTCTCATCATCTCTAACATAAGTTTTAGTATTTGGTACAGAGGAGCTTTCGGATGCACCGCCCCCTCCGCCACCTTGATTGATGATTGTTGGAGGAGGAACATTCACTTTCATCTGGTCTTTAGCTTGTTCTGAACCCTTTTCTAAGATGCCGCTATCAGGATTTTGTCCTGATTGAACTTTAGCTTCTTCTCCGCCACCGCTCATGTAATCGTAAGCCTTCTTTGCACCAACAGCGGCAAGGCCGACTCCACCTAAACCAGCCGCAGTCATTAGTGGATTTCTTTTCATAAATCCAGCTGCTTTACTGAATATGCCACCGCCTGGCTTACCCTGGACTTTAGCTGTTTGTTTTGGTTGTGTTGCCGCCTTTGGTGCTTGCCCACTTTGTGCGGCTTCTGCGGCACGTGTTTCTGGTGTACCGCCCAGTGCTCCCATATCTCTAGCAGCCAGTGCAGCATCTAATCCAACAGAGGCGGCTGTTCCCACACCAGGAATAGTTCCGGCTGCTCCAGATGCTAACTCTAGTCCTGCACCGGCGAAGTCGCCTGACATAGCTCTTTGAGCAGCAAATACTCCACCGGCTATTAGACCCACTCCTGGTATTTTCTTTAGTAGTGATTTGCCAAGTGCTTTTGCACCAACTTTTGCTACTCCCTTGGAGGCAGCTTTTGTACCTACTTTCGCTGCACCCTTAGCAGCAACTTTCTCGCCTGCTTTAACCGCACCCTTTTCAGCCGTCTTTGCTGTGGGTGCAAGTTCGGCCGCCGTCATTGCGGTGTTCGCTGCCATGTTTGTGGCATTATTTCCAGCTAAGTTTTCACCGCCATCATTATCGTTACCAGCAATCATTGAACCCATGCCGATAGCACCGGCGCCAACGGCTAGGGCGCCAAGTATACCTTTTCCTTTACCGAATTTTCTACCAGCTGGAACATCGGGGGTTTTCTTGACAAATCTACCCTTGGCGTCTCTCGGTTGACTTCTAGCTCTTTCTGATTTTGACTGCTTGCTTCCATCCGGCGCACCAGGAATATTTCCGCCACGATTTCTGCGACTAGGCAAATCGATATCGATTCCCCCACCACCGCCACCTGATCCGTCTGAACCACCAGAACTCTCAAGCGATTGAGCAATCTTTTCTATTGTGTCTTTTATTGCAGAGAATAATTCATTTGCTTCTTTGAATGTATCAGATATTTCGTCTAGCTTTTTCGTATTTTCTTGGATAGCATCTACAACCGGGCTCTCTGACATTCCAGCCGCATCTTCTTGCAGTTCGCTAGTTGGCTGTGCTACATTAGATTCTATACCAGCCGCTACTGCTCCTGTGGTTGGCTTATCAGGTAGAATAACCGATGCGCCCTTTTTCTCATCATAATCTTTTTGAAGTTCTTGATTGATAGTATCTTTTGATACCGGTTTCCCCTCTCTACGATATGATATATCTTTTTCAGAAGCAGGCGCTATTCCTCTATCGGCCAGTAGTTTCTTCTGTTCTGTAGTCAGATCAGTTAATTTTTCCGCTTCTTGGGCCACGCCCATACTGTCTCTAGCTTCGGTTCTCTTCTTTTTATCGGAAGTGAAAAGGTCATATCTGAGATCGCCCGGCTTTCCGGTGAAGACTCTTTTTGCGCCTTCAAGTTGAGTTTTTACAAATCCTTTTGGAATTGCAGTACCCGTTGTTGTGTCTTTGCCACTAACGGCACGCTTCAAGCGATTTCTAAATGTGTCTTCTTTTCCTTTAAGACCCATATCATTCGCTTGAAAATATTGCTCTTTAGCTGCCTTTCCGGCATTCGCAAATCTAGTTGCGGCGTCTGTATTACCTGAAGCCTGTGCAACGGCTTGCCCCTTTTTAGCTAGAGCAAGCACCTCTTTGATACCTTTATTGAATCCTTCTAAGTTCTTTTCGGTCAACTTGCCAATTTCTTTGACAAGTTCGGTCAGCATTTTACGCTCTTCGTCTGTATACTGCTCTAAGTCTTTGCTTATGTTTTCTGTGGCAGCGGACAAAATCTTGGCCGCTTTTTCGCCATCAACGGTAGTCACTGACAAAGGATTTGTAGTTTCCTTAATCTTTTCTAACTGAGTTTCTTTCCCCGCACCGGAACCAGACGAACTCAATAATTTTTTGATGTCTTTTGCTTGACCTATAACCTCATCCAGACGGTCGACAACAGGATCTGGCCCATTATTGGGGGCAGTCTGTAGTCTATCTGATAGTCCTTGTAAGTTACTGGCCATTTCTTAATAATCCTGTTGGTTCTGTTCTGCTTTTTTCTTCAAGTGAGTCATCAACAATCCAATGTAAACTTCCCTTTCCCATGGCATCATATTTTCAAGTTCTGACAGACTGTATTTGTGTTCTTGCATTAAAATAAAGTTTGTCTTATAATGATTCATCAAATTATCATGAG